TGAATCAGCCATGCGGCGTCTACACCCCTCCTAACTTCTTCGTAACTAACTACGCCGATGGAAAACATTTTCCAGTTAACGTCTTCTTCCGGTCGCCGGACACGGAGATTAGGACCCGCACCTTCCCCCACTTCGCCATTGACCTGGTCGATGTCCAGCCTGACCATGAGCGCATGCATCGGGCTGACAGTCCCATCGTCCCTTACCCCACGGAGACAGCTACCCCTTCGCCTGGCCTCCCCCTGATTGCCGACGACTTCCCCTTCCCCTGGATGCTCTACTACCAAATCTCGGCTATCAGCCGGGACCCAACCCATGACCGCCAGCTGGGGCAGCTCCTCTTTAGGATGTTCCCCTACCAATACGGTAGCCTGGACATGTCCGGGTTCGACGGTACTACTCGTAGGGCCGATTTCATTGAGATGGAACGCCGGGATTTGCCTGCTGATGACACCAATAAGCGCCTTTATCGGCAGGTGTTCACCATTGGGGTGTCCTCGGAGTTCTATCTGAACCAAATCGTTCAGATTAAACGGGTACTCTCGGTCAACTTGTCCGTGAGTGAGCAACAGTTACCTTTTGCTAGTTAACGCAGGTTTCGGTGCAGGGCCAGTTGTGTGCCTTTACAACTCAGATTGAGCGACTAAGGAGCACTTGACATGTCCAGCCCATACTCAGCACCCGGTGTGTACGTCACCGAATCGCTGCTCGCCCCAGCACCCCCTGTCATCATCACGTCGCCGTCTGTGGCGGGCTTTGCTGGTGAGCACTGGCGTGGCCCGGTTGGCGTTGCCATTGCGTGTACCTCTTGGCAGCAGTTCGTGCAGTTCTATGGTGGGTTCAACTCCAGCAATACCCCGGTGTTGACCAACCCCTGGCTGCCCTACGCCGTCTATGAGTTCTTCAACAACGGCGGCTCCCAGTGCTACATCAACCGTATCCAGGCCTCGATTACACCTGGCGCCGCTGCTTCGATCACGCTCAAGGACTCTGCTGCCACTCCGCAGTCGACTCTTAAGCTAACCGCTGGGTTCTATGGAATCAGTTCTTCTACTAACCCGGATGTGGGTACTTGGGGTAACAACCTCTATGCCCAGGTCACCGTTCCACAGATCCAGAACCCATCCTTCTTCAACCTGACCATCTTCTATGGTGGGACTGCCCCCGGCAACATTGTGGAGCAGTGGAACAACCTGACCATGAGTGCATCCTCTTCTCGGTATGCGCCCACGGTCCTTAACTCCAACCAGGGTGGGTCTGGCTGGGTCGTCGCTACAGACCTGTTCTCTGCTAGCGCTGCTCCGCTCAACACTCCTGGCGTGTCCGGTCCCACCCAGTTCACTGGAGGTATCGACACTGCCTCTCCCTCAGTTGCAGACCGTCAGGGCGCATGGACTTATGGCAGCGCCGCTAGTGGCTTCGATGCTGTGCCCGGTGTTCTTAATATGAACGCCCCTGGAGAGTCCACTGCAGCGGTGCTGGGTACGGCCATTTCCTACGCCTCCGGTGGATCTTCTGGTCGTCCGTACTCCTTCTTGGTCATCGACCCTGCACAGGGAGCATCGGTGGCTACAGCGATCAGCTACATGCAGACGCTGCAGGGTCTCAATAACTCGTCCTTCGCTGCTCTGTACTACCCATGGGTGAACGTGGTCAACCCAGCGTCCTCGGCGCTACAGGCGACCATCGACATGCCTCCTGGTGGAGTTGTCCTTGGCCAGATGTCTACTGTCGACACAGCAAACGGTCCATGGTATGCCCCAGCAGGAATGGGCACCACCACAGATGGCGTTGTTTCGACTGAGCGTGTCCTCACGCCTGCTAACTACGGCTCGCTGAACGTGGCCAACGTCAACGCCCTTAAGACTCTGCCCAACGGCACGGTCATCCTCTGGGGCGCACGCACGATGCTTACGCAGTTGACCGATGTGTACGTGCCGATCCGGCGTACCCTCAACTACGTTGAGGCAGGGCTGTCCAACTTGCTGCAGTACGCAGTGTTCCAGCCGAACGATCCACTGTTGTGGGCTGCGATTACGTCTACCTGTACCACTTTCCTTGCCAACATGGCGGCACGCAATGCCTTCCAGGGAGTTACGCAGTCTCAGCAGTTCTACGTGACCTGTAACTCCACCAACAACACCCCGACCAGCATTCAGCAGGGCGTGGTGAACGTTCAGGTTGGATTGGCGCTCAACTACCCGGCTGAGTTCATTCAGCTGAACATCCAGCAGTTCACGTCTACCGGCGTCATCACGACTACGTCCAACATATAAGGGAGTTAGAACATGGCTACAACTACTCGTCCACTTGTCAGCGACCCGCTCCGGTCCTTCAAGTTCAATGTGGTTATTCCCTTGGTCACGAACAGCACGTTGGCACAGTACGGTGGCGAAGCCAGGTTTGGGTTCATGTCCATGTCCGGTTTGGGCATTGCTATTGAGCCTCTGACCTACCGTGAGGGTGGAGACAACCTGACGACGAGGAAGATGCCAGGTCAGGCTGACTTCAACCCGATCACGTTGAGCCGTGGCCTCTTCGCCACGGACAACGACAACTGGACCTGGATGCAGCAGCTGTTTACAGCCATGTACGGCACTGCTCCGGGCCTCCAGACTCCTGCTTCCCCTGACTTCCGACTGACCATGTACATCAACATTCTGGAGCACCCGAACACCACGTCCCAGGCCCCTGGCACGCAGTACGGTGTCTCGTATCCCGCCCAGAACAACATTGTGAAGTGGAGCGCCAAACTGTACTCGGCGTGGATTGGGTCCCTTGCGTATTCGGATCTTGATGCTGGCGGCAATGCCGTCGCCGTCGAGCAGATGACTATCAACTACGAGGGCTTCGACACCAACTGGGCTGGCGGCGCTGGCCAGTATGTGGTCAACCCGACTACATGGTAAGTTCTCGCTGTTGACAAGTAAATAAAGGAGCCGAAGTTATGTCGCCGTCCCAAGTAACAGATACCCCGTATCTGCCCCCCGCCCCAAACATTCCCGGTCCTCATTCCGCTGAGGACTTCATGCCCGCCCATACGAACACGTTCCAGCCTCCTGCTCCTCCTATGACCACTGACCAGGTGGCACAGGAGATGGCGAGGGCTGGAGGGCCTCCAGAGCCTCCACAGCTGGACGAGGCGCCTCCTGGGCTGGTCTACCTGCCTGGTGGCCTTGTGAGGGACGGTGAGCTGGTTGTCACTGCAGTGGTCCGAGAGCTGAACGGGTTCGATGAGGAGCGCCTGTCCCGGCTGCTTGCAGCGGACAACCCCGCCGTCTATGTGACAGAGATGTTAGCACTAGCGGTTGAGGATCTTGGAGGACAGGCGCCTGCCAAGGAAGACCTTCGTTCCCTCCTCATCGGTGACCGGGACGCTCTATGGCTGGGTATTCGCATCGTCACCTACGGCGCAGATGTCGAGTACACATTAAAGTGCAATGAGTGCGACGAAACGTCCGTTGTCACCATCGACTTGAACGAGGACATCCCAGTCCGCAAGCTGGATGACCCGCTCAAGCGGGACTACGAAGTGGAACTTCGCCACGGTGTTGCGAAGGTGAAGCTTCTTGATGGAGTCGCACAGGAGAAGTTCTCCACGGCTCTTGGTAAGAAGACGCAGGCAGAGATCAACTCGATCATGCTTGCAAATAGTGTCCTGAGCATTAACGGCATTCCAACCAAGGGCAAGGAGGATGCTGTCCGTGCGCTGTCTTCACAAGACCGAGGCACCATCATGGACTTCATTATCGAAACACAGCCTGGGCCTCAGCTTGGCACGGAGATCGAAGCGCACTGCTCCAAGTGTGACGCTGCGTATCCCATCGTGCTCTCACCCGGCGCCTTGTTTCGATTCTAAGACGCCAGAGTTCCTTAAGACTCTTACGTCGAAGATTCTCCATGTAGAGCTGATGGACCTGAACCTTCGCTACCCCAGCTGGTCGCTTGGCGACCTTAAGTCCTTGACGTACCGGCAACGGAAGTACTGGATTGAGGCATCCGAATACATTGCTGAGCGTAGGGCCACGAAAGGCGTGAGAGGCTAATGGCACGTCAGGGAGGATTGGGAGGCAATCCAGGACAGAGCATGGTTCCAGGGTTTTCAAGTCTCGGTTCAAGTGCAGCAGGGACTGAGCGAGCAGGGTTTGGTGGCGGCTCAGCCGGTAACAATGGGTTTAACTTTGACCTGAGCGGGCTGACGGCACTGGAAACCAAGCTTAAGGACGTTGTTGCTCAGCTATCAACCATAGACAGCAAGTTCAGCAGCATTGCTGGAAAGATCGGCTCTGTTGGTGGAATCAGTACCGGTGCTGCTGCCGGTAGCAAGAACACGGTTGCTGCGTTTGCTGCCCCACCAGGGCAGCCCAATGTCTCGTCCTCGGTCGGTGCTGCTATGCAGCGAGCTACTGGTGCTGCCACGGGCAGTGCTGCCGGGGCTGGCGGTGCGAATCCAAACACGCCAGGACCCGGTGGTCCGAGCAATACGTCTGCGGGGTTTGGCAGTGTAGGTACCATGCTGGCAGGGGTTGCCGGTGCTGGTGCGATTGCAGGGGCATATAACAAGGTGTCCGGCTGGCTAGGCAGCATGCAGCAGGGCGGCGTGCCGGTGCAGCTGGCGAGCGCTATGCAGGCCACCATTACAGGCGGCTCTGGCTACGGCAATACGCAGGCTTGGAATGGAGTCTCTAAAACCAGCCAGGCTGACATGGCTGCTGCTCAGAACATGGCCATGCAGAATCCGTATCTCAGCGTGATTAACCCACAGTCTAAGAACTTCAATAATATGAAGGGGTTTTTGAACGCTACACAGAAGCTTGGTGGAGTTTCAGCTACGTCTGCAATGGGAATGTTGAACGACCTTACTACAAACCAGGCAACAAGCTTTTTTGCCGCTCGTTCAGGCGGGCATAGTGGTCCTCTGGACCCCAAGACTGGAAAACTTCGTAGCCCCCAGCAGGCACTCTTGTCAACGCTGCAAGCAGCAACAGGAACTGTGGGGCAGACCGGCAAAACCCTTTCCGATAACCTGAAGTCGATTTCTAGCCGTGGTGGCCAATGGCAGGTTGTCAGTAACAACCTGGAGCAAGGTGCAGGGCTGAGTTCCTCTGACATGGTTATCCTGCATGAGTTGGCCGCACAAGGAGGAAATCTCGGCAAGGCTCAAGGTGGTCAAGTCTCTAAGACACTTGCTATGCAGTTGCTATCTCAGACCACACAGAAAACCAATACACAGAACACCCTTTTCCAGGCAACGTCAGGGCTGCAAACAGCCTTTAGCAAGTTGAGTACCACGGTGTCTCATTTTGAACAGCAGCTTACGAACGTACTTAGCGGTGGTGCTCATGGTCTACCAGGTCTGCTGTCGCATATCCCAGGTGTGGGCGGGGTATTGGGCGGGGCCGTGAGTCATATTCCAGGGCTAAGCAGCATCCCTGGTCTCGGTGACCCGCCTACCGGCTCAACCAGTACTTCAGGCATGCAGCCGAACCTGGCCCACGGTATTACCGCCATGAAGGCTGCTAACCCCAATCTAAGAATCAACTCAGGGCACAGGTCGACCAGTCAGCAGGCAGCTCTCTATGCCATGAAGGGTGGCAAGGGAGTGTCACGGCCTGGTCAGTCTCCTCACCAACTGGGTAAGGCAGCCGACATCGGTCCTCCTTCTCAGTACGCATGGGTTGCTGCCAACGCCGGGAAGTACGGACTGGCCACTGACCGCCATGAGCCATGGCACGTGCAGGCCATGGGTGACCCCAGCTCTGCTGCCACAGTAACCGGTGCTCAGGTTGTAAGCAAGGCCTCCTCACAGCTAGGTGTGAACTACGTCTGGGGTGGCGAGACTGCAGGAAAGGCTTTCGACTGCTCAGGACTTGTGCAGTGGGTCTTTGCTCAGGTCGGCATCAACCTCCCACGTACCTCACAACAGCAGGCCGGGGTAGGGACACCGGTCAAGGGCCTAAACAGCGCACAGGCTGGAGATATCATCCTGTACAACGAACCAGGAGAGGGGCCTAACTCTCACGTGGCTATCTACATCGGCGGCGGCAAGCAGATTGCTGCTCCGCATACGGGCACTGTGGTGCAAGTGCAGGGAGTGGACACGGCCAACATCTCTACTATTCGTAGGGTCGTTGGAGGCGGTGCAGGCGGCAAGGTGGCAGCTGCGGCTCAGGGAGCTGTGGGGAACGCCAGCAATGACTCGGCTAATCACAGCGGTGGAGCTGCCTCTAAAGCCTCAGGAGCCACAGGTGGAGGTCTGGGCAATAGCTTCGTCGCCGGTCTATCGTCGCACAGCCTCTTCGGGGGTAGTGCTGGTGCAGGAGGCGGTAATACAAATCCGAATACAGGTAATACAAGCAACGCAAGTGCTGCTGCTCCTAGTGGAGGCGGGCCAGCTACTGGAGCGACCGGATCAACTACGATTCCATCGACAGGCACACTAACTCCTGCTCAAGTTGAGGCGGCATGGGTCAAGGCGGGTGGCCCTGCGAATGTTGCTAAGACCATGGCAGGGATTGCCATGGCTGAGTCCAGTGACGAACCTGGCATTGTCCAGAAGGGAGAGCCGTATTCCGCTACTGGATGGGGCCTGTGGCAGATCACTCCTGGTAACTCTGAGTCTCAAGTTGGAGTGGACAATGCGCTCCTTGATCCGGTCACTAATGCGAAGGCTGCGCTGGCAAAGTACCGTGGCGCAGGCAATACCTTGCGACCTTGGCAGGGAGACCACTACCTAACCGGTAACAACATCAATCCCAACTCGTCAGGTGTTGGTGACCCAGTAGGAGGGTTCCAGCCCGCCATGGCTTCTCAGGCTATGAACGGGCCGGGACCGGTCAGCACAATGCAAAGCGGCGGTGCCCGAGGCATCAGCGTGACGGTAGGTCCGATTTACGTCAATGGCACGCAGGCGGATGCAAACAACATTGCCAACATGGTCGCATCGGCTATCAAGGGTAACAAAGAGATTCAGGCGGTGACATCGTCATGACCAACATCGACGCAGCCATTGTTCCTACAGTTGCACCGGGCAAGCGCCTGAATGTATCGCAGGTAGATAGTCAGCTGACGCTGGCTAACGGCATGACTGCCGGTTACGGCGTTAACGATGGACACCTTGATAACTGGCCGTTCGATCCTGCTACCTACGGTAACTGGAGGCTTCAGCCCAACCGTGTTGGATTCATACGTAACACTATTTCTCTAGGACAGGGCGTTGCTGGTAGCTTTAGCGGAGCTGGGTCGGGTCAGTACACGCTGTACTTTATGTACAACCCTAATCAGATAAGCATCAGCTGGCAGACCGACCCTTCGCAGGGATCTCCACTGTACCTGTATGGCCAAGACCTTTCTAACTCTGCCAACGGAGCGGCGCCTGCAGACTCTGCTACCGTGCCTGCCTACGCCACATCACAAACGGTAGGGTGGTCGCTCTACTTCGACCGGACATATGACATGTTGTATGGAAACCCAGAAGGGACTGGACATCCTGAAGAGGATCGGGGCGTGCTCAAGGACGTGGCCGCTCTTTACAACCTTATGGGTACCTTTGTTGCCAGCGGAACTGGGTCTGCCGTTCCGTTCTCTACGCCGTGTGAGGTCGTCTTTGGCCAGAACGGTGCGGGGCAGCTGTTTGGGTTTACCGGGTACATCTCGTCCATGAATATCACGTACGGTATCTTTCGCCATGACATGATCCCTTCTAGGGCTGAGGTAGACCTTACGCTGACCGCTACCTACGTGCCTAACCAGGTTGTTTCTAACGGTGCGGGCCTTAATGTCAGTGCTAACTCGCTCAACACTTCAACACAGAATGCTCTTGCAGGGACCAACAGAAACGCAGCTGCTGACGTAACAGGAGGCAGCGCATTTATCGCTACGGGGTTCCCGGCGTAATGGGACTTCCTCTTCCATACAGGTCTCGGTACTCACAGGGGACACTGACACGTGTGTCGAATGCTGAGGGGGTCTACAACCTCACGATCTACCGGCCTACGCCTGCATCCACAACCAACTACACCTTGTACACCTGGAAGCCTTCAGATCGCCCTGACCTGGTTGCGGCCAGGCTGCTGGGAGACCCTACATTGTGGTGGGCCATCTTCGACTACAACCCTGAGGTTATCTATCCCTTTGGTGTTCCTCCGGGGACTGTGCTTAGGATACCTGGCAATCCCATTGTGGACCACGGAACGCTGGTGCAGTAATGCCGCTTCCTTACCGTAATCCGGGGTTCTATCGTTCGCCGCTGCCTTATCAAGGCACTGTAGTTCCACTAGCGCCGACTCCACCCCCCACGTTCCCAGCTCCGCAAACCACTGCTGCCGAGTCCTTCTTTCCAGGACAGCCCGTGGTCCAGGTACCATTTGCAGCGAGCGTGGCCTTTCAAGGACAAGGGATCTCTACAAGGCTGCCTAACCCTCACTCCTTTCTACTCAAGGAAGAGGAGTTCGCACATGCCTATCTGGAGATGGAGTTTTGGGGAGGCGATGTCCAGGCTCAGTCTCTAACAACTGGATCTCCTATGCAGGCCAACTTTGGGCGCCCCCCACAAATGCGGTCCTTTTACGGCTACATCAATCATGCTGCGAGGGTGAACAATCAGCTGGGTACGACTAAAGAGGAGCGCAACGCTGTCCGTGTGCATTGCGTAGGCGCCTCTTGGCCCATGAAGGAATGCTCTACAACGTCCTACCAGGCTCAGACCAACACACAGGTCATTCAGGCCATTGCTAACCAGTTCGGGCTTGGCTCGTACATCGTCCCTTCCCCGGTCATAACGTCCCCTGCAAAGCAGCAAGCGGGTATGACCTATTGGGAGTTCTGCTGCCAGCTGGCAAAGGAGATCGGGTACACCTTCTACTGTGACGGCATCCAGCTAGTTGCTAAGCCCCGGAACACCAACCCCAGTAACTTGTCCTCACTGGCTGCGATCTATGACTACAGCAATAATCCAGCCGGGTTACCGGTGTTCAACCCTGTCCTTGGTACCAATAGTCCAGGGGGAGGAACACTTAGGAACCGGATTTTGGCGGGCGTGGACTCAGCAACTGCCAGTCCGTACGTGCTTAACCTGTCAGGAGCGGGAACCTCTAGTGTGCTCGGTGTACTAGAAGAGACTCCTCCGTTTACTGATACAGTCCAGCTCGTTTCTCGCAACGTTGGGGAAGCGCAGTCAAAGCTGAGTGGAATGGGACAGCTGAATCAGCTATACATTTCTGCCATAGCAGTTGGTCCCGGCAGTCCTCAGCTTGCTCCAGGCCAGCTGGTCTTTGTACGCAATGCCAACGGTTCTCAAAACGGACTGTGGTTTGTGTGTGGAGTGGACCATCAGTTGAGCGTAAAGAACTACATCATGACTTTGTACTTGGGCCGAGACTCGATTGGTCAGACTGCTAATCTGCGGATCATGCCTCAGGTCAGCCTTCCTCAAGAGCAGTCAGCGCTGGTTAACAGTGTATGGAAGGCGGCGGCGTAATGGCTGAGCCTATTGGATTCAACGGGCCTTACCGAGGGGTGGTTACGAGTACGAATGACCCTGCGGGTCAGCATCGTATTAAGGCGATCATCCCGCAGTTGTTTGGGAACACATCAACCGAGTGCGATTGGGCACTTCCATGTCAGCCAGTAGGCCCCGCTTCCATCCCTACTCCTGGGATGGGCGTATGGATCATGTTTGAGGGCAGTGACATCAACTACCCGGTGTACATGGGAACGTGGCAGGTTACGTAGATGGCTACCATTCTTCAAGCGCCGCCGATCTCTGATGTGATTGCACCCAACGTCAGTGATGCCTACTTCAATCAGCTGCAGGCAATCGCTGCTATTGCTCCTGTCGTCTGGACGACAGTTAACCCAGCATCGGCCTTTTCGGTAGCGGCCAATGGAAACCTGTACACGGGCGCTCTGCTAACTCCTGGGAGCTACACCGCTTCTGGAACCATGCTGGATGCCAGCTCTAATACCGGTCAGTGGTCCTTTACTCTCACCGTCCTGACTTCCACGCCGTCCCCGGCTACGTCTGTCATTCCGGTAGTCCCTTCTCAGCCCCTTACCCCTCTCGGGATTGAGGTTATGACTCCGTTCCAGATCAATCCAGCAACAGGTCAAGTCATGACGGTAAACCAGTTCCAGGACATCCTTGCTCAGCACGTCCTGAGCGTTCTGATGACGGCTCCGGGTGAACGGGTGATGCTCCCAACGTACGGCGTTGGGATGCAGAACTTTGTATTTAAGCCCCAGGCTCCATTGGTTGAGGCTGAGATCCAGAGCCTGATTCAGTCATCAATAAAGCAATGGGAACCAGCTGTGCAGATTGAGAAAGTATCCTTGGCCTCTTCGATTCAGCAGCCCAGCTTGCTTACGGTAACTGTGACATACTCCACGACACAATATCAGACCGCTGGTACGGTTACAGTATCCCTTGGAGGGTCGATCCCCTCCGCTCCGATAACAACGATTGGACAGTTCTCTCCGTGACCTTCGTACAGAACCCAGGCACCGGCAGTCCGGTATTTGACTACAGCTCCAGGGACTACGTCAACGTCCTAACTGACATGCTCGCTCGGCAGCAGGTATATCTGCCTGAGTGGACTTCGCAATCGAACAACGACTTCGGCATTGTGCTCCTACAGGAGTTCGCCTATGCCTGTGATATTCTCCACTACTACATTGACCGCCTGGGCAATGAGGCGTTCATGCAGACCGCAACGCAGCCACAGTCCATCCTGAACCTTTCAAGTCTCATTGGGTACACCCCGTACCTGTCTTCTGGTGCTACTGTGCAGCTGCAGATTACCATTGCCAACAACCTGCCCGGTGGCTCTTACCCGGTGACCATTCCTGCTGGAAGTCAGTTCTGCACTTCAGGCACAGCGTCACAGCCTCCGATCATCTTCACCACAGTTGCCCCCCTTGTGATTCAGGGGTCAGCGTCGGCCACTCCTGTCTATATCGGCACTGTGGCGGCGGTGCAGGGAGTGGAGTACGTTAACGAAGCGGTCGCAACCTCTAATGGCTCGGTTAATCAGGCCTACATTCTTCAGAACGACCCAGTAAGCGGGGGCAGCTTCACGGTGTACGTGAACATTAATCCTTCCATTGGGTTGTCCGCTTGGACCTTCGTGGAAACACTGGTGGGCCAGCCTCCGAACGCCTTGGTGTACACGAACTTTGTGGACGCCAACCAGAACTTCTACATCATCTTTGGTGACAACGTCAATGGGTACATCCCTCCTCTCGGCTCTCCCATCACTTGTACCTACTTCGTGAACCAGGGAGCGCTTGGGAATGTTGGTGCTAACACGATCAACGTGTACCTCAATCCTCCTGCAGGCAGCGGTCGAGTGGTCGGGATCGTTGGCGTCACCAACCCGGTGGCGGCGTCAGGCGGTGCTGCTCAGCAGACCATTCAGTCGATCCAGACCCAGGCGCCCGCATCTCTGACCACCTTGAATCGAGCCATCACTGTAGCCGACCTTAACATCCTGGCTAAGAATCTTTCAGGGTTCGTTTGGGCTTCAGCAGTGGAGGTTACGTACCAGCTGGTGAACCTTTACATGGCTCCTAACGGCGGTGGGCCATTGAACTCTCTTCAGACGACAGCTGTCCAAAACGCCATGGCTTCGGCGGTCATGGCCAATACGACAGTGAACGTCCTTAGTCCTACCTATGTGCCGGTAGACATCCAGGCGAACGTTGTTGCGCTTCCTCAGTTCTCAAACCTGGCCGTACAGCAGTCCGTTATCTCAAACTTGACCAACTACCTGGCTCTGCCTAACACCGGGTTTGGGTTCCGTGTGTCTCTGGGTGAGGTCTACCAGGTAATCCTGCAGACGCTGGGCGTGGATTACGCCTTTGTGACTTCACCTATCACAGCTAATGCACAAGGTGTGACCACTAATCCGTTCAGTTCTGGACTGAGCAGGCAAACGTTGGTCACACTTACTTCAGGCATGTCCTTGTCTGCTATGTATACGTCCTTGTCAGTGACTCCGCTACCACAGTCGATTAACGCTCAAGACCAGCTCCTTATTAGCAACGGAGCCAGCACTCAGCAGGTGACCGCAACTTCGTTTACTCCTGCTGGTTCCACTACGGTCAGCATAGGGTCCATTACGGCTAACGCCACGTACCCTGCTACGACGACCTCCGTCCGAGACATCACGTTACTCACAGATGCTGTGTTTCTTGCCAATGAGATCCCAACTGTCGGGGTTCTGACTATCGCCGTAACTGGCGGAACTACCCCATAAGGAGCAGCCATGGCTGGGTTTTCAACATATCCGACTGCGTTTGATGCAGCCTTCCCTGGTTGGCCTTACGTTGACCAGACTGAGTTTCTTGACCAGACTCAGGCCAACGCATGGGTGTCGGCCATCCAGAACATCGAGACAGCGATTGGGTACGGCACCGTTGGCTCACCTGCCAGCCCTCTCTACTCTGCTGACTACAGCACAACGTATGCCTCGGTGGCGGCACGTCTTGTTGCTACGGAACACAGGATCGTAAACCTTCCTGCCATTAACGGCTCTAACAGTGTGATTCAGTCTGTTGGTGTTACGAACCAGGCGGGCAACTCTGGTCTGTTGGCTGATGCTGCGCACGTTCACGCTTCTACTGTTTCGTCATCCAGCTACGTTCCCATTGGCGGCGGTATTATTTTTTATGGACCGCCGTCCCAGTTTCCTAGTAACTTCTTCCAGTGCAATGGACAGCTGGTGTCTACCTCCACTTATGGCGCTTTGTACACGGCGCTTGGCAGTGGAACGGTGTACGGGACTTCGGGAGGCAGCTTCTTTTTGCCTAACCTCAATGACAGGCATCCCATCGGAGTCAACGCTACTGCTCCAGCAGTGGGGGCTACCGGAGGCTCCCGTGTCATTTCAGCTAACCAACTCCCGCCCCACAGTCACCCTGCGTTTGTAAGCGATCCTACGCACGGACACCAGACCTATGTTCATGAAGCTGGCAACTTCTTCCAGGGCATTTATCTCGCACCTGGCAGCGGTGCTCGCCTTCAGCTGGTCTCCACTACGCCTCCAAACTCGTTTGAAGTTTCATGGAGTCCAGGCAGTCCCATTGATCCAGGGTTCCAAAATCACTGGGAGTATTCGTCAACGGGGATTAGTGTTACTACAGGCAACACTGGAGCTGGCTTCAACTATGACCAGCCTTTCTTGGGGGTCTACTACTTGATTAGGGCGTTGTAAATGCCGCAGTACGCACCGTATGGAAATGCAATCTATGGACTGACTGCCTACGGCTCGCCCCCTGCTGTCTACGTCCAGACAACGATGACGGTGTCGCCTATCCCTACGAGCGGCACGCCCTCGGCAAGCTTGTACAACAGCCTCTACCTCAACTGGATACTGCCTGGCGGCAACTGGAATCAGATGGTTCTGGTGCGGTCCTCGTTCGCTGTGCCTGCGTCCCCCTTTTCAAGTGATGGCGTGCAGCTGCTGTCTCAAGGCCAGATGGCCACTCCTCAGACAAACCCTTCAACGTCCTTCGTTGATACCGGATTGGTGAGCGGACGCTTCTACTACTATGCCCTGTTCGTATACGACACGGACGTAAACGAGTGGCTCATGGCCGCATCGGTGCAGGGACTCTGTCTTACTGACTACGGCTTTGAGAATCTGTTTATCGCCTGGACTCCTGACTGGTTCATGGAGCAAGACCAGATGCTCGTTCCTGCAGCGCCTCTGGCCCGGTTCTTTGGCCTGATCGGCTTTGAGATGAACTGGGTGCGGTCGGAGATTGAGACCCTCTTCACGCTGAACAGCCCTGAGTACATCTCTGGAGCCATGCTGCCCTATCTTGGCGGCAACGTTGGGGTTGGCTATGAGCCTGCTCTCGGTATGGGGTTGTCTCGTAACCTTGTAAGCCAGGCCGTTGAGCTGTACAAGATCAAGGGCACGTTCCTGGGAGTGCAGGGAGCTGCTTCTGCCTACTCTGGCTACGGCTGCATCCTTACGCTCGGTCCCAACGAGGAAATCCAGCTGGACGACGCCACGTTTGACCGTTCTGGTGGACACTGGGCAGCGACCAATGCCGGTACATCTTTCTCAACAGTATCGACAACCCTCAAATCCTCGCCTGCTTTTCAAGTGGTTCCTGCACATGCTGGCTACTTGCCCGTTCAGGGCAATACAGGGCTGTCTACAGCGCTTATTGCGCAGAGCAATGCCTTTGGGTATCTTCCTTCTAACAATGAAAATATAGCGCTGCTTAGTGCGCAGTCAGCTTTTATGTGGACGCAGGGGATTCAGAACTCCAGCATTCCTCCTGCTTTGTTAGCTGCCGGTGCTGCGTATTATCCGATAACTGGTAACACAGTTATGTTTGGAGGATATACGTCCTATGCCTTCGCCAGCCCTCCAGGTACACCAATCAATCAGACGTGGGTTTTTAATGGAAAATACTGGACCCAAAAGTTTCCAGCCAATAGTCCCCCTGCTAGAGGAGAGCATGGAATGGGCTACGATCCAGTGTCTGGCAAAATAATCATATTTGGTGGGTATGATGTCAACGGCAACCTTCTTGGGGACACGTGGTCTTGGGACGGCACTAACTGGACACATTTAACCCCTGGTACATCTCCTAGTGCCCGAGCTGGACACATGATGTGTCAGTGGTCTTCCTCTGGAGTGGTTTTGTTTGGTGGACTAGACAACTCAGGCGCTCGCAACGATACTTGGCTTTGGAACGGTACTAACTGGGTTCTGCAAAGTCCTGTTCATTCTCCTGCTGTCCGATACAGCGGCGGTATGGTCTATAACTCATTTGAGCAAGCGACACCGAACTTAACGACTGGAGTTGTTGTTCTATTTGGCGGGCAAAACAACTCAGGACCCTTTAGCGATACATGGATTTGGAATGGAGTTGACTGGGCGTCCCCATCTACAGTACATACTCCTGCAGCCAGGGCAAACCTTTCCATGGCCTACAACGTAGCCCTAGACAGCGTCATCCTGTTTGGAGGGTATGATCCTAGTAGCACCAATGCTTTTAATGACACGTGGCTGTGGTCGCCATCTACAGGCGGTGGCGGCGACTGGAGACTGATTAACAACAGCTTCCAAAATCCCACAGCTAGGCTTGGCAGCATTATGGCCTACGATGCTTTGGGCACCGTTGTCATGAATGGAGGGCAAGGCCCCGCTCTCTTTGGGACTGTCTATAACGACAGCTGGCTTTACAACGGAACTTCATCGCAATGGAATCAGATCGATGGGACACAGACCCCGTTGCCACGAAAGGGTGCGGCCCAGTGCTATGACTCAACGAATGCGAGGATCTTGCTTTGGGGTGGAATCAATACCTCAGTGTCCTTTGGGACTAGCAATGGGTTCCTCAATAGCATGTGGTCATGGACGAGTGCAGCTGGCTGGACTCAGCTAGCGCCAAACACTTTGCCACCGGGTGCCTATGGAGCACGGATGGTGTTCACAACTGGATCAAACGTGATCCTGTTTGGTGGAGAGGCCAATGGCACGCCAGTTTCTACTACCTGGTCTTGG